AAACGTTGTAAACTTCCGTTCAAAACGGACGAAACAGCGTGGTGTGCCGGATACGTGGGAGGGGTTCTTGAAGAGTGCGGGATTCGATCTTCACGATCGGGCATGGCGAGAAGCTATCTCAAATGGGGAGAAGAATGTGAGCCTGAGCCGGGCGCTATTGTTGTGTATTGGCGTGGTGCTGTTGATTCCGCTAGCGGTCACGTTGGTTTTATCGCTAGTCCCGTTATTGGTAATTTTATCCCCACCTTGGGCGGTAATCAAGGTGACCGAGTTTGTGTTAAGAACTACCCGGCTTCGAGAGCTCTCGGATTCCGGAAACCGAAAGGAATGAGTCTATGATCGACTGGTTAGAGATGAGCTACTGGCGATTTAGGAACTGGTTTTGGATGAGGATGCAAGAGTTGGTTTTACGGATGTCCCCTGAACTGGTCGAGCAGAGGAGGCGGTATCATATCGAGCAGAAAGGGAAGAGCTTGTGACGGTCAACATTAACAATATGATGTATCTCGTACTTTGCATGTTATCGAACCAGAGCGGTAAGACCGTAGACGAGGTCGTGGACGCGATACTGATGGAGAAGATGGGTAATATTGTTGAAGAGTATCGTGAAAGGAAAGCTCGTGAATGATAACGTGCTTGCTGAGAAGAGGATGCTCATGATTGACAAGGACCTTTATTATATCCTTGGTATGATGTCGAAGGCTTACGATAAGCCTGTGGAAGTGGTCGCTGAGGATATTCTATACGAGTTTTGGGGTAACGTTGATAAGGACGTTTGGCATAGGTTGGGTTACTTGTCCGTGAAAGAACGTGCGGAGGAGGAGGAACGATGGAGCTCAGCAGTATCGGAATAGTCGAGTTAGCGGCGATTGTTGGCACGTGCGTTGCGGCTCTCGCAACGTTGGTTTTTATGAAGGACAAGTCGATGCGGGACGAACTGGCGGAGCAACGTCGATGGACACAGACAGAAATAATGGCGTTATCGAACGCGTGTGTGAAAAGGGAAGAGTTGCACGCGAGGCTTACTACGATGGAGACGAACATCGGTCACGTTAGGGACGATATGGTCGAGATACGGTCGTTGCTTCATAGCAAGTTCGACAAGGACGGTAAGTCATCGTGACGACGATGGTGAGGTCATGGCTTATGACAAACGGTTCGGGATAGACATCCCTACAGACAAGCAGATGTGGAAGGCGTGGACGTTACAGCAACACATCAGAGGTCTAGAAGAGAAGGCTAAGACATACTACGCTAAGGATTCGATAGCTTACAAACGGTTAGCGTTTTTGCACATGCAGGAGCTTCATAAGTTGAAGAAGTTCTACGAGCAACAGGTAGTCCAGCACAACGCACCGGTAGCATACGTGACACAATTCGAGAACAAGGAAGCTTGGCAGAAAGCGGCTAGGGAACATGCAAGAGGCGTTAGAGAGCTCGATGTCAGTGCCGATCTGGCAACCGATACCGGGGAAAGACGGGAGATACAGCAGTCAGGAACTGACGATAGCGACGGAAGCTGACCAGACGTTAGCTTGCGGCACACGCGGTGGTGGCAAGACGATGGCACAGTTGATGTGCTACTTACGATACGTTGGTCGTGGGTTTGGTCAACATTGGCGTGGTGTCTTGATCGACACTGAATATAAGGCTCTTGAAGATATTAAGGCAAAGACGGACGAGTTGTTCACGTATAGTGGCGGCAAATTTAACAAGGCTAAGTCGGATTATTATTGGCATTGGCCGACTGGCGAGAAGTTGTTCTTACGTGCGGCTAGGACGGTCAAGGAGGCACGTGGTTTCCTTGGTCACGAGTATTCGTTTATCGGGTTCAACGAGATCACGAAATGGAACACGTCCGAGGTGTTCGATCATATGTTAGCTACGATAAGGGCTAGCAAGTTACGTCAGATGGGAATTTCTCCACGTGTCGTAATGACGACGAACCCTTATGGACCGGGTGCGATATGGGTGAAGGAACGGTATATCGACATCGTTCCGTATGGTTGGTTATCGTCTGATGACGTAAAGATCGATCTAGGTGAGGGTAAGGTTGCCACCGTCCAGAAGACTAAGATCGCGATCCCTAGCAGTTATAAGGAGAACCCACATTACAGCCCTGAGGACATCGCTAACTTGTTGGAGGCATGCGAGGGACGTCCGGAGTTGTTCGAGGCTTGGGTCAAGGGGAACTGGGATGCACCGTATCTGGATGGTGCTATTGGTGCGGTTTGGAACAGGAACGTTCATATCATCGACAATTTTAAACCACCGCCAAGCTGGCGATTAGATCGAGCGTTCGATTGGGGTTCACGTGCACCGTTTAGTGTTGGTTGGTTTGCTGAAAGTAACGGTGAGGAATGGACGGACGAGCATGGCGTGAGACGTTGTTATCCACGTGGGACGGTGTTCCAGTTTGCTGAGTGGTATGGCTCACAAAAGATCGGTAGCAACCGTGGTCTTGGGTTGACACCGTTTCAGATAGCTGATGGGATTAAGATGCGTGAGGCTAACTTCGTTACGAAGGGGCTTATCCATGGCACGTCAAAGGTGTATCCGGGTCCAGCTGATAATCAGATCGATGCGGTGACGATACCGGGTGTTGACACACCTAAGACGATGATGCGTTCACGTGGTCTCTACTGGACGGAGTCTGATAAGAGCAAGGGTTCACGTGCTATCGGGTTACAGGCGATTAGGACGGGGTTGATCAACGCTACTCGGAAGGAGGGTGCTGGGTTGTATATTATGCGTCGTTGTCAGGCGGCGATCAAGATATTACCGTCACTTGAGGGTGAGGGTGAAGACATAGCGGATGGACAAGAGGATCACCTTTACGATATGTTACGGTATAGACTGGTTCTTAAGAAGAAGCGAGGGTTCGATGTTCGGGTATCTTTCTAGTATCTTTGGGAAAGCGAGAAGTTACGAGACGCAAGACAATACGGTGACGGCTGTTCGACCGGAGCTAACGGCGATGACCATCAAGTATCAGAAGGTTCGTGATTGCCTTGGTGGCGAAGAGGTTGTCAAGGAGCATAGCGACGTTTACTTGCCCCCACCTAGCAACCTCCGTGACCCGATAGAGAAGGCACGTTACAACATCTATAAACAAAGGGCGACGTTCTTGGGTATCACGGCGTTCACGCAACGGACGATCGTTGGTAAGTTGGTAGCGAAGAAACCGACGATAGAGTTACCGGGTCAACTAGAGATGTTGGATAAGAACGTTAACGGTGAAGGTCTAGAGGCTACACAGCTGTTAGAGCTAGCGTTGGGTGAGACCTTTGCGTTGGGACGTGGTGGTTTTGCGGCTGACTTTACTAGCGTTGCGGACGAGTCGGAGTTGTCGGTAGCGGACGTTAGGGAGTTGTCACCAACGGTGACGTTCTACCGTGCTGAGCAGATCAAGAACTGGCGTATCGATAAGAAAAATCAGAAGCTGATGATGGTCGTTGTGGAAGAGCCTTATGAGGAGTTCGATAACTTTGCGGTGACGATCAAGGCACAGTATCGTGTGTGGAAGCTAGAGAACGGTCGTGTGAAGGTCGAGATATGGCGGGATACGAAGCAGGGTAGTATCTCATTGGAGGACGTTCAGAACGAGTTAGTTGAGGAATACTGGTTGATGTTGCCCGGTGGTGAGCCATGGACGGAGATACCGTTTGCTATCACGGGCAGTGCTAATAACGACTGGGCGATGGACGATCCACCGTTATACTCGATTGCTAACGTTGAGCTTAGCATGTTCCGTAACAGTGCTGATCGGGAGGAGGCGGCGTTTAGGTTGGGTCAACCGACACCGTATTTGAAGGGTGACTTGAAGTTCGATGAGGACGATGACTTGAAGATGAAAGACTTGGCGTTCGGGTCGGGTCGGTTCATCTGGGTGGAACGTGACGCTGAGATAGGGTTAGTGCAGGCAGCTCCTAACACGATGATTGACGTGTTGGAGGCTGACAAGATGAAGACGTTGCGTGCTATGGGTGCGATGAACTTTAGTCAAGATAACCTTGGCAAAGACCAGACGGCAACGGGTGCAGTTTATCAGGCGATGCAGTCACATGCGCAGTTGGTGACAACTGGAAGGAACGTAACGGCAGCTTTCCACAAGGCGTTAGGGTTTGCTGGGATGTTCTTGGGCATTGATCCTGATAGTGATGATTACGAGGTCAAGTTGAACAGCGACATCCTTGATCGTCCGTTAGGGGTGTTGGACATGCAGGTAGCGTCGCAACTTTACAAAGACGGTGTCATCACGTGGGACGAGATTCGAGAACAGGTTAGGATTAACGACATCTCGTTACACGATCCAGAGGAGGCGAAGGCGTTGATTGAGGAGGAAGGGTTAGGTGACATGGATGCACCGTCACCGTTTGGTGATACGCAGGAAGCAGAGGCAGAACCACCTGACTTCACGGCAGAGAACCAAGTCGAGTTAACGAACGAGGAAGAGCCTAGTGGCAACGCGACCCCGTTTAACGGTTGATGCCTATAACGATATGAAATGGCTGATCAAGCTGACGAACGAGGCTACCGTTGACGTGATAGCTGATCAGACGTTCGATGCGTTCCGTGACACGATCTACAAGAAATACATCCCGTTATATCAAGAAGCAAACCAGATCGAGGCGCCAGCCCGTAGACGGGCGGCACAGAAGAAGCTACGTGGTGACATGCAGAAGGACATCGACAGCTTCTTTGATAGCTATACGAACAAGACGTTGGACAGCTTATCGAACGCAACGTTGGCGGCGAAACGGATACAGTATCGGTTTGTTGATCAACCGGCTGACGTTAGGGAGGTTCGACAGGAAACGGGTGTTAAGAAGGCGACTACTAAGGAGCTACAACAAACGGAGGAGACACGTGAGTTACAGCTTGGTAAGGGGACGAGCAAGGCTGATACTAGAAAGGTATCGTATCGTCATAAGGGATCACGTGCCCACGTGACCAATAAGTTAGGTGCTGGTTTGAACCGTGAGATGAAACGGTTAGGGTCAACGTTGACGCCTAGTCAGTTGACACGGAAGTCGGGTCAATGGGTGAAGACGGTAGCGAGGACGATGGCACAGGGGACGGTAGCGGATGCTGATCAACAGGCGATCAAGGAGAGCTTCAAGAAATTCCGATACGTTGCTATTATAGACGAGCGGACGACGGCTAGGTGTGAGGAGCTACACGATCAGGAATTTCAGGCTGACGATGCTGATGCTGTTCGTCCACCGCAACATTTCAATTGTCGTAGCGAGCTACAGCCGGTGTCTAGTGATAAGGCACGTGACGCTAGGATGGAGAAGCTTACGGAGAAACGGTTCAACGCATGGTTGAAGGAACAGTCACCTAATACGGTGGAGTTGGTTGTTGGGAAGGCTAACTTGAAGGCTTACCGTGAGGGGCGCTACCAGCCCCCACCACGTTGGAAGCAGCTGGAGAAGTGGGCTGTGGATAAAGAGACTGGACTACCGGTAGTGCCTACGGCGGCTAATAAGGAACGTATCGAGGTTAGGACGAAGTTGGTAGACGTGGAGTTTGATCCATCGTTGTATCGTGCTGGACTTGACGTATGAGTCGTGGTATGGAGGTTACGTCTTCGGTAAAAAGACGACGAGACTAAACTAAAATAGTGATTACTTTTAAGAAGAGTCGGTTGGGCAACCGGCTGTTCTTGCATTTGGTTTACGATGACGATATGGTGCTTATGATTTTTGATACCGGATCGCCATTACGGTGGCGATTTGTTGTTGACATCGTATCGTATCGTGCTAGTGTAGTTACTTAACATGGAGGTCGTGATGACCGAAGAACAACAACATCAACATCAGGAAGAAGGTCAGGAAGAAGGTCAGGAAGAAGGTCAGGAGCAACCTAAACAACCTAGGCGAACACCTGAGGAGCTTAAAGAGCTTCAGCGGCAACAGCGCAAACGTGAGTTTTTGAAACAGTTTAGGATTGGAGCAAAGTAATGGAAGCAACTGCTAGTCCACAGGCGGTGGCGACGGCGCCGGTGCAACAGCCAGTGCAAACGCAACAACCAGTGCAGGCGCAGGCAACAGATACACCACAAGCTAAGCAGACGCAAGCTAAGGGTGATGCTGTCGGTGACAAGATTTTACAGGAGCGTGACGAGGCGATTGCTAAGTTACGTGAGATTCAGACTGCTAACGAGCAAGCTGAGCGTGATAAGGCGATTCAGAATAAGGACGTTGAAGCGTTGCAGAAACGGCACATGTCAGACTTGCAAGCTAGGGAGCAACAGATCAAGGTGTTGCAACAGTCGATCGCTAATGCTGAGAAGAAGGCTACGGTGAACCAGTTGGTCAGCGAGGTGTTCTTGGACAAGCATCGTCGGGTGGCGGAGGCGTTGCTCAAGGATCGGATAGGTGCTACGGTCAACGAGAAGGGCGAACCGCAGTTGATCATCAAGGACAACGATGGCAACGCGACGAAGCTAACGTTAGATCAGTTCCGTAAGGAGCTTGAGAGCGACAAAGGTTTAGAGGATTATCGCAAAGGTGCGGCTGGTTCTGGGGCGACTCCTAGTGAGGCTGTTCCACAGGCGTTACCTACTACGGTGGAGTCTCCAAAACAGGGAGCGCTACCGAACATTCTCAAGGTTCATGATTCTGCGAAGGTCGCGGCATTCTTGAAGCAACGTATAGACAAAAGAAAAGGAGATAGATGATGACGACTTACAGTAACTTAAAAATCCTTGAGGATTACACTCATGAAATGTTCATGGTGGCTGACAAGGAGTTCCGACAAATTATCAACGCGGAGACCGGTGGCACGTTGCAGTCGGTAGTACGACCAACGGACGGTAACTACCATATCAAGACCTATTGGGGTGGCGAGACCGACTTGGTCGATATCGAGGCGCCGAACGTTCAGACGACAGCTAGTACAGCTGAGTTGAAGAAGGTCCAACAGGTTGACATCAAGACGGCTATCACTAGCAAGAAGGTGTTCTGGCAGAATATTGCTAACCGTTGGGGCGGTTATCCGGTCGATGACCAAGCTGTTAAGGGGGCGCAACGTATCGTTAGTCTGATGATGAAGAAGAAGGTTCAGGCGTTGGTAGCGGCGTTGGTAGCGTGTTTCTCACGTGGCTTGTTAGCTTCTGGTAAGGATACTGAGGTTGAGAAGGCTATCCTTAACAAGTCACCTACGGCGGCTTCTACGCCAGCTGAAGAGATGGACATTTCCAAGGTCATCGAAGGTAAGATGAGATTGGGCGATGACTACGAAGAGGTCACAGGCGCGATCATGCATAGTGGCGCGTTTTCTAAGATGAACCTCCGTAACCTGTCGCAGTATAGTGAGTTGTTCAGTGGTCAGTATGGGACGAACTTCGTGACAAGGACGGCTGATGGCATTCCGGTCTACGTGACGGATAATCCAGCGTTGACGTTCACACCGACTGGTGGTGTTCCGAAGTATCGAACGTTGCTCTTGAAACCGGGCGCGGCTACGATTTACGAGAACAACGACTTTGACAGCAATGTCGATACTGATAACGACAAGACTTGGCTTGAGAGGTCTTACAAAGCCGAGCAGACGTTCAATATTGGTATTGATGCGTTCACGTGGGATAGTTTGACAGCGATCCATCCTAAGCTTGGAACGACTAACGGTACTGGTCTATTGATGGGGCTTCATACGGACTCAGGGGTGTTGGATAACCCAGCCTCGTGGAAACGTGTGGGCGTAGCTGAATCTAGACCTGTCCTGAAGAAGAACCTTCCGGGTGTGATGGTTATTACGCAGTAGGTGTGCGATGGCGTTGACTATCGAAACTGGTCAAGTAGTAAGCGGGGCTGACAGCTATGTCAGCCTCGTTGATGCATTGAAGTATCTATCCGATCGTGGTGACACGACGGTCATTACGGAGGAACATCTTCGTGGTGCGTTCGATTACATTAACCATTATCGGTTACGGTTCAAGGGAACGAAACGTCACGATGCTGAGTCGAACGTTCAGTGGCCCCGTATAGATGTTGTCATCGATAACCTTGACCTTGAAGACGACATAGTCCCCACGTGTGTGATTTTTGCACAGATCGAGTCAGCTGTTGAGATAGCACAAGGCAGACCACCGTTGGAGACGTTATCGACACGTATCCTTAAGAAGAAGACTGTCGGTCCTATCACGAAGGAGTGGGATACTAGCCAACGTGTGAGGGAACAGCCATCGTTCGATTACCGTAAAGTCAAGGCGTTCTTGTATCCGGTGTTGAACAATACGTTTGGTAGGACGGTGCGGTAATGGTCAGTAAGTATCAAGAAGAGATTGATGAGACAAAGTTGGACATCGCAGAAGACGGTGTCACGGTAGAGTATCACGTTGAAGTGCCACACTTGTTAGGTCAACGTGTTAACCGGGATGATCGGGTTACGACACGGTATTACGTGGACGTGGTTATTGACGACGAGTATCGGCGACGTGACGGTGGCACAGCGTTACCGTCTAACCAGTTCGAGGCGATTATGGGGGCTCAGCCGTTTAAACCGAAACCGGGCGACAAGTTCATTACCCCTAGGGGTAAGGTCTACCCGATCGATCAGGTGCGTATCATCGAACCTGATGGTGAACCTGTGCTGTATTACTTACGAGGCATTGACGGATAGTGGCAAAGATGACGAACAGCCAAGCTGACGACTTGGTATTTAGCTTTATTGAACCGTATGTCAGGACGATGGAGTCTAACTTGAACTACCCCGTCTATGTTTACTGGCCCGGTATAGATGCCCCTAGGACGGTCGATAAGACGAAGTTATACGTATCGGTTACTAGACGTGTGAGGAAACGTCCGTTCGGGGTGGAGGCTGGCACGGGATCGTTGGTAGACGGTGAGGTTCGTGTTATGATATATGCTACGGAGGCGAAGGGTGACTTTGCTCTCTGCTCGTTGATTGCTGATCAGATGAGTCTGAACCTGACCCGTCGTCGTTGCGGACCGCACTTGGTGATGAAAGAGACGACGTGGGAAGACACGGAGAATAGGTATGGACGCCGTATCTTCACCGTGATAATAGAATATGAGTACGAGTCGTGAACGCATGATGCGTTAATTTATAAGAAGAACGTTAGGGAACGTGAAAGGAGGCGATCGTGGTAGAAGTAAGGAAAATTAGTTCAGATTGCACGAGTCTATCGTTTTCGGTCGAAGAGTCGATAACGAAGCTACCGGCGTCGCCAGTATGGACACGTTTATCACCGACGAGTTACACGGGTGACTTTGGGGCTACCCCTGAATTCATGGTCGATGAACCGATAGGTAGTGGTCGAGCTAGTAAGAAGGGTATCGTTGTCAAGAAGACTGTCGGTGCTGGGTTCGAGTCGTCACTCAGGCAGGATTGGTTACAACCGTTCTTGCCGGGGTTCTTCTTCAACAAGGCGTTGGAGACGGGTAACACTAACACATTCAACTTACCGGACGATGGTAGCGAGGCAACGTTAACGGCGGCTACTGCGACTGGCTATAGTGGCACTAACTTCACGGCGGAGAACGGTTGGGCTAGCGGTGCGATCATCTACGTTCAGGGATTTGAGAACGATGCCAACAACGGACGTAAAGTTCCTAGTGCAATTGCGAATGCTGCGTTGACGGTAGCAGATACGGTAGCGGAGACACCGGCGGCTGATGAACATCCGTTCATCGAGGTGTGTGGTGTTGTTGATGCAACGGCGCCGGGGTTGACTGAGGAAGGAAGTCTTATCCGTATCAATAGCACACCGTTGAAAGAGGGTGGTGGTTTTGAGTTAAAACCCGGTATGTGGATTCACGTTGGCGGTGACGGTGACGGAACTAACTACGCTGGCAGTATTAACCGTGGTTGGGCACGGGTGAGACGGGTCAGTAGCGATGGTATTGATTGCGACTTGACGACGTTCACACCGACACCTGATAGTGGTCGTGCTGGGGTTGAGTTCTACTTACCGACACGTGTGTTTAGGGACAACATCATGTGTGATGACAGTCTACGGACAACGTATCAGTTGGAACGTAGGCTAGGCAAGAAGGACACTGATGATGCTCACGAGCAGAGCCAGTTGGTCACTGGTGCGGTGGCTAACCAGCTTGATATAAGTATCCCTACTGGCGACAAGGTGATGTCAACGTTGACGTTCGTAGCGGCTGAGTCGTTCCGATACCAAGGTGACACAGAACCTAAGTCAGGTGCTGATCGACATCCTATTGACGAAGAGCCGATGTTCAACACGTCTAGTGATTTGAAGTATGCGGCTTTGTATCGTCACGGTGGAACAAGCACTGTTAAGAGTCGGGTGTTCGGTGCGTTGACAGAGGGAACGTTTACGATCAACAACAACTGCACGCCTATTGAGGTCTTGGGAACGTTTGGTGCGTTCGACATCAACACTGGCAAGTTGGACATTACTGGTGAGATGACGGCGTTGTTTAATGACGTGGCGGCACTTGACCTTGCTGAAGAAGGGTTAGATGCTGGGATGTATTTCATCTTCGGTCGTGCTAACGCTGGCATGATTATCGACATACCGTTGATGACCGTGCAGACTAGTCCGTTGGCGGTAGCGGTTAACGAGCCAGTTACGATCAGCTTGACCAACAGTGCGAACGAGTCTAAAATGAAGTTTGCGGCGTCGGTTCAGATGTTCGATTATTTGCCGACAACGGCAACTGAATATAAACCACAGGTAGTTTAGGAGACGTAATGTCGATTACTGATTTGCAGGCAGAGTTTGGGACGGACGAGAAGTTAGAGTCGGAGGGGGTGTGGATATACCCTGTGATCCGCAACCCGAAGATCGGGTTCTTGATCAAACGTATGGGGACGACTAACCGTGAATGGTCGAGTCGTGCCTCGGTGAACTATCGTAAACACAAACGTAAGATCGATGCTGGTCACATTACTGACAGGAAGCTGTTAGAGGATAGTTACCGCACGTTCTGTACTACGGTATTGATGAACTGGTGTGGGTTAGACGACAAGAACGGTCAGCCTATAGTTTACACTGTTGAGAAGGGCGTTGAGCTATTCTTGCGGTATCCAGACCTATACTCACGGGTATCGGACGAGGCGCAAGAGATCAGCACGTTCCAGCAAGAAGAGATTGAGGACATTGCGGGAAAGTTGCAGGATACCTCGACTGGCAGTTAAAGTGGGGTTCGACTGGGGAGATACCGGCGTTCAGCGGACGGCGCGACATGCCGGTGACGATTAGACCAACGAAACCGGAGTTAGACGATCACTGTTGGATTTACCTCACAGCGTTTTACGATCTGTCAACGTGTCGGGCTATAGGATCAGAGATCGTTGGGGATATACCGTATACGGCTATCCTGACATGGCTGAAGGTATGGAAGATTAGCGAGGAGGAAAAGGAGTTCTTCCTTGAGATAATCCCGCGACTTGACCGTGTTTACTTGAACCACGTTTACAAGAAACGCGAAGAGTCGATCAATAAGGCGAACCGCCATGGCAAATCTAAGGGACTTGCAACAAGGCCTAGAGCGGCTAGGAGGACGCATCGTTGAGGCGGCGGCTAAAGTTCAAACCAAGGTCGCGGCTAACATCGTTACTGACGTGGCGGCTGAGACACCTGTAGACACATCAAGAGCACAAAGCAACTGGCAGTTAGACGAACACAAGGAAGGCGGACGATACTTCTTCGATCCACCTGTCCGTGACGTTCGGCATGGTAACCAACGTGGTCCAGCGTTCGTCAAGGTCGCCCGTGATGCGAAACGTGAACGTGATCGGCTTGATAGCTCGAATGCGTTGGTGAGGGGCGATAGGATTAAACCCGTCTACATCATCAACTTGACTCCATACCTTGACGAGTTGAACAGGGGTAGTTCACCGCAAGCACCAGCTGGGTTCATCGAACAGACGGCGAGCAGATCGTTCAGACGACAGAAACGTGACTTCGAGAGGTTCATCGTAGATGAGTTGAGGAGGAACGGTGGCTGACGAACGTTATACTTTAGAGCTGAACACTAAGATCAAGGGTGACCTTGAGAGCGGTCTCAAGAAGGTTTACGCGTCTGCTAAGAAGTCGGTCAAGGCTGTTGATCAGATCGGTAACGAGATCAACGATATTAACGTTAAACCGATACGTGACTTGCAGAAAGCTGGTGAACGTTTCGGTAAGACGATGAACAAATTGAAGCCGAAGTCGTTGAACGAGATGTCGATGTCTGCGAAGAAGTTACAGACGGCGATGAACGCGATCAAACCCAAAGCTATCGAGGATGCTAGCAAGGCATCTGACCGGCTCTACAAGTCGATGAGCAAGGTTAAGGCGAAGCCTTTAGAGTCGGTATCAAGGGCGGCGAAGAAGTTATGGACGAGTATATCGTCGATTAAACCGAGACCATTGGATGCTGTTTCGTCGGCGGCTAGACGGTTGAAGTCTGGTATTGATTCGATTAGTGCAAAACCGTTACGTGACTTGAGCTCGGCTAGCGAGAGGTTGGCGGGTAGCATTAACAGGATCAAGACAGCACCGTTCCAGTCGTTAGGTCGTGCGGTGGAACGTGCTAACAGTCGTGTGTTGAACTTTATCAGTAACCTAATCCTTATGGGTAACAACTTGCAGGGGTTGGTGTTGTTGGCGGTGAACCGGTTACGTGCGGCGTTCGTGGGGATGACTGATCAGTTGAACCGTGTGATCGGGCAGATGGAGAAGTTTGCTGGGTCGATGGACGATGCGATGAAACTTGTTAGTGGGTTACAGGACATCTCGGTCGAGACTGGTTGGGACTTGGACGATCTATCATCATCGTTCACGAAGCTAGCTACGGTGTTCCAAGACTTAGGGTTGAGCACTGCTGAGGTTATGAGACTGACACGTGGGTTAGGGTTAACGTTCCGACAGGTCGGTGCTGACGGTGACAAGATGGCTAACGTGGCGGGCAAGATCGCACAGTTGTTTGCGAAGGAGACGCCATCGTTCACGAACCTTGAGGCGTTGCTAGGACGTGGTCGGTATGAGCAGATATTGAAGTCGTTGGCTGACGAGTTGATAAAGCTGAAGAACATTGACTTGGACGCTTGGGCTAACCGTGGCATGACGGCGTTGGCGGTGTTACGACGTGAGATGGGCGACGGTGCGATCACTGGTGCTGACTTGGCTAAGGCTTGGGTTAACTTACTCGACAAGGCTAACGATCTTGGGATTGTCGCGACGGAGATCGGTCATGGGTTCGATCAGTTGACTAGGGCTACGATAGTGATGATCACTAGGTTCGATCAGGCTGTTGGGTTGAGTAACACGTTGGCGGCGGTGTTTAGTCACATGGCGTTTGCGGTGAAATGGTTGGCTGACAACGTTGGCAAGCTGTTGAAGCTGGGTCTTGTGGCGGCTATGGGGTTGTTGGCGTTGAACCTGAAGAAGGTCTATGGATGGCTTAAGAAGATCGGTAAGTTGACGGGTGGTTGGGCGACTAAGCTGAAGCCTATCCTTGTGATCCTAGGTGGTATCGCGGCTAGCTTCCTGACGATTAAGGCGGCGGCGGCGGCGATGATTGGTGCGTTGATCTTGTTCGGTAAGGAGCTCGATAAGATCGTCGATAGGTCGAAGGAAAAGATCGAGAAGTTCAGCCCGGCGTTGTTCATGATCTTGAAGGCGATCACGAAGGCGTTGTCTAAATTGGAGGACATCTTCGATAGGTTGGTCAACAAGAAGGACGCTGAGAAGGGTTCGTCGATAGCTGGCGAGACTAAGGGCGGTAAGCCCCCTACTACCATGGAGGAGATATTCGGCACTGGCGGTTCGCCATCGCAGATCACTACCCCGACGAAGTCACCTGAGGAGCAGGCGGCGGAGAAGGCTGTTGACGACAAGCTTATCGAGGACGTTGGGAAGAAGATTCAGAAGATCGTTGACCGCGCCAAGTCGCTGAGAGCTACGTTGAAGCTTGAGCTACCGGGTAAAGACGTTAGGCTGATTCATGAGAACATGAAGTCGAACTTCCGTAATCTGTTGAACTTACAGACCGAACACGGGAAGGAGTTTGCTAGAAGTCCTGAGCTTAGGGGTAAGTACACGCAGGCTTACAACATCACGTCACGGTTCAGGGGTGGCACTAAGGACCCCGGCTCACCGATCGAGCCTGACCTATTCTTCACGGGGCTACGTGGGTTGTTGGCACAGATTCATAAGGAGACGAAGAACCTGATCAAGTTCAAGTCTCACTACACTCCTGAGGAATTCGATCGTAAGATGCAGTCGTTGATCCAACGTAGGAAGGATGCGTTGGTTCAGCACGGTGGCGAGGTTCAGCTTAGGGGTCTATCGGGCAGAGGACCGCACGATACCGGCACGGTGAAGCAATACGCTAAGCTGGTGATGGCACAAGCGAAGTGGGACAAACCAGAAAAGAGCGACGTTTACAAGGCTGTGATGGCGTTAGCTGAGAGGCAGTTAAAGGCGGAACGAGCTTACGAGCGTGGCGATGCAACTTACGAAGAGCACAAACGTGAACAGCAAGGGTTCATGGGTGAGACGAACCAGTTGCAACGTAGATTCACCGATGAGTTAGCGTTAGGTGAAAAGACGACTGATAAGGACGCACCGTTCTTGCATGACATCTTAGGCGAGATTGCGTTCAAGGCGGCGGAGTTTGAAGACCCTGATCCAACGATCTTCACACCGTTCATCGAGAGGATGGAAGGGTTAAGCTCGGCGTTCAAACAAGGGGTCATCGACGGTGGAACTTACCATGCTCAGATGGACAGTTTGAACAAGAGCTACCTAGACGTGGCGGTTGCTAACCTAGACGTGATCAAGACTGATAGACAGTTGATCGGCGAGTTGAAGTATTTGAACGAGACAACGGCAGAGTCGGTCAAGTTCATGCATCCTGTAGCACAGGGGACACGTAAGCTGAGCGGTCAATTGAACAACTTGAACGAGGCGCAGGAAGCTGGGTTCATTGGCGGTAAGAAGATGTTTGAGCAGTATGCGGCGTTGAACCAGTCGGCACGTGACTACCGTGCGGCTAACGCTAAGTTGTTGAGGCAGAACCCTGAGTTACTGAAGTCCGTGGAAGACGTGATCAAGAAGACTGACAAGTATGTCAAGAAGCTGAAGGAAGTCCCAGCCCCGACGGGGTCAGAGACGTTAGCTATGTCGTTAGGCTTTGGAGGTGATCCTAACAGTATTTATAAACCGACAGAGAAAGAAAAGGCTGAGCTAGCGGCGGCGTCGGGTATTATAGAGCAAGCGCCCGGCAAGGCTATTGACCGTGTGTTCGAGGAGGGGACGCAAGGTCGTGACTTCGGTCCAGCTGGCGATATTGGCAAAGACTTTGCTAAGAACGCTATCACTATGGGACCGGCTTTGGCAGCGTTGATCGCGGCACTTGAAGTCATCACGGAGATACTTGTCCAAGCGGCTGGCATGGCAAACCTGTTTGGTGCTGGGTTACAGGAGGTGTTCGATCCGCTGAACAGGCTGATTACTTTGGTAGCAGAAGCGTTATCGCCAGTGTTCAATATGTTAGGCGACGTTTTCTCTTATATCGGTGGGATCATTAGTGCCCTTGTAAGCATCATAAGACCGTTCTTGAAGCTGATCAAAGCGATATTGAAACCGTTCCAAGCGATCTTCAGGATATTCGCAGTCCTTGGTCAGTTGTTCAAACAGGTTGGTCAGGCTATCGGTGCGGTGATTATGATTGCGTTAAAGCCGTTGATCGACGCGTTCATGTGGTTAGCTGAAGGTATCATCTCACTGATCAACTGGATCATCAGGGCTTACAACTCGGTGGTTAGTCTGTTCGGAATGTCAACTTTGGACGAGGTTACCCTTGAGGGCAAGCGTCACATCCCTGATGAGGAGAAGGAAAAGGAAAAGGCGGAGAAGGAGGACAAGAAGGCTGACGGTCAACGTGCTAAGATGTTAGCGGAGCTCAGGTTGCTACGTCGTATCAACGAGGACATGGAGAAGGAGATGCGGATACAGGCGCAGGCGGCACGTGAGGTTGTGAGGGTCAAGGAGATCGGTAGTATCACGGAGGCTAGGCAACGTGGTATCATATCGCAGGAACAGTCTGCTAGCGAACCACAACCTGTTAATTTACGTGTGGTCGCTACCCTTGATCCACGTGAGGTTGATCGACATATGGCTAGCGAACGTAGCCAACGTGTCCAGTTGACTAACATTAGGATGAACCGGGAGGGGATTCGTGAGATGGTATCATGAGGTTAGATCGAACAGCTGTGCCCGACAAATACTCGGTGTTGGATACGATACCGACGATCCCCGTTGTGGAACAATTGACATGGGCTACGAACATATTCGTTGCGAGTGACTTGACGGAATATCGTCGAGCGTTGACAGACTACCCTGCTACTACGGTGACCTATAACTTCTTCCTACGCAACATCCACCGCACGTTGTTCACAGAGATCATGGAGAAGCAGGCGACGTGGATGATACCTTATATGCCACACATAACGGAGTGTGGTATCGTTAACGGTGTGGCTATCCCGACGACGATCAATTCAGTTACATATCCAAGGGCTCAATATTACTTGGTTTTGTCACGTGGACACTTGATATATCGCGATGCCAGTGACATGGACGTTAGTATGTTCGATGGTATCACGGAGGCGATACAGTCATGGATAATCCCTTGCCATGCGGCGGTCATCGTTCCTAGGTTATCGTGGGTTGACGAGGGTGAATGTCGTGACGGGTCTAACATGTCGTTGTCGTTCAGAATGACTGGCGATGCCGAGAAGGCGTTGACTTATGAGTTCAACGAGGAGTTCGATTTCCGTGACTCATTGCAACGTGGTATCGAGGTTCAAGCGGCTAGGCATCAACGTGACTATGCGCCAGTGCCAAGTAGTATCTATACGTATCAGCCTAGAGCTAGGATGGCGGACGAGGCGCCGATACTAGCCTGTCGGTATCTGCTAGATTTTGATGATTTCACACGTGAAGACTACGCGTTCAAGGGGAAGTTCATGACGGGTAAAGGGGCGGCAACGGCTAGCAACTATGTCGATGACGATACGTTGCATAGGCTACAAGACGATACGATACTGATCGAGTATCAGCAAGGGATAGTGATCGCTATGGCTAACATGAGACAGGTGGCGGCATGAACCTATACACGTTCAGTAGCGAGGTGGAGACGTTATATTTGACATCGGCGAAAGCTAACGTGACGATCGCTGGTATCGAGTATATTGCTACCACGTTACAACGGACGGAATATGCACTTGACCCGATCGTTACGAAGAACACTATCACGGTAACGTTTCCGGGTGACTATCGGTTTGCGAGACAGTTCATGACAGAGACGACGTTATCGTTGAACGTTGTTATCGCTACGATTGAGGGGATGCCGTTCTATCGTGGTAAGTTAGTGCAAGTCGAGTATACACCGGAGCAGAACATTAGCTTGATCTTTGAACCGATCGTGATCCTTGGCAACAAGTCTACGGGGCAACGACGGTTATTCCAACGTAACTGTCCTTATGAGTTATACGGTAACCATTGTCGAGCCCCTGTTGAGAGTACGACGATGAGGGTGATTGAAGTACCATCGGTATTGGCAGTCAAGTTACGATACGATACAGGCAATGCTGATAACGGTAACCGTGGCGACTTCCGTTATAACGTTATTCCGATTCGAGGTGACTTGACTGATGGTCGAGTTAATATCGGGTTCTTGATAGGCGGGATAATGATACCGACTGCTAGTCGTGGGGTGTTACCTTCGGGTCGTAGTGTTGAGAGGAGGCTGTGGATAACTAACATTACTGATCGTGCGGCTATGGGTTCTATTGTTGAGTTCGTTGCGTTGACGTTTAGGGAGCATTACTTGACGGTAGGTGACGAGGTAGACGTGGCGGTAGGGTGTAAAAGGACGACTGCTAGTTGTCGTGAGATTCACGATAACATTGAGAACTTTGGTGGTTTCCCCGGTATGGTTAATGCGTCACCGTATGCGGGAGGGTTGAGGAGCTAATGGGCGTTAGGGTTACAAAACGCGGTGTCATCTTTGGTGCTGAGGGTAACCTATCGTTACGGTCTGATTACGCTGAGATTGAGGTTACAGACGGTATCGTTGAGTTTGCTGGGACACCTGTCCCGGTGGTGTTTGGGACACGGTATCTTGATCCTATCGTGACTGGTTGGGATGGTTTAGCTGGCTCGATTACCAAGTGGTATAACCCTAGGGACGATGGTAGTGGGGTGACTGACCAAGTGCCGACGAGGAACAACGCGCAAGGTCATGCTGTGGCTTTGGAGGAAGCTGTTAGGATGACGGTGTTGACGATGCGTTGGGTTCTATGCCTAGGCAGGATTGATTACTTCAGCCGTATCTTGATGAACAACCAACGGGTAACGTTCTTGGGTAGGGTGTTGCCAACGAGCGCTGACACACGGTCGAACGCTAGCGAGAACAGACGGTTGTTAGCGGAGGCGAAGTCTTGGCAAGATAACGGTGCTATCCGTGTTGAGATAGGTTGGTCGGACGCTGATCTGTTTGGTGGTGGTATGTCGGGCGGTCCGGGTTACCCTAGAGATCGGGGCAATTATTCGGCTAACACTAAGTTATCGGAATGTTGGTTAGCGTTCGGCGGGTTACCTTACAAGGAGGCTATCGACCACGGTGGTCAAGCACAGGGTGTCACTAGTATCTTTTTTGACAACTTCAACTTCGGTGGTAAACGTCCGTTACCGAAGACGCAGGTCGGTGTTACTAGGGTCAATAGGCTGACTGAGGTAGACAGTGACGGTAACTTCAAACCGCAGTGGCAGACAGAAGACGATCTACATATCGTTAGCCAGTTACATAGCCCTGACACGAACCCTTACTATCTGATCGTGTTGGACAGGACGTTGAGCAAGAGTCAACGTGAAGTTGTTCGAGACTGTATGTTGACGATGCCATACGATGAGTCGGGGACACAGTATCATTTCATTTTGTTACCGTATGCTAGCAACGGCATCGTCGTTGAGGACGTTTTGAACGAGGCTGGCGACCGACAGTTGACACAACGAAACTTGTTACGTGATCGGTTACAACAATACGTTGATAACGCTGGTAGCAACTCACCGTCAAGATGGCCTAGTGGGTTTACTGCATCGGCTAGTAGAAGGGTAGCACAGACATACCTAGAACATATGGGTAACGTGTTACGACGACGGGCTACTGAGAAAGGGATGATCATGGTGTTTACCACGGACATCTTTACCGCCAGTTATAATCTCAACAGTCTTGTTGCTGAGGCGACGATCTTGACGACGCCATCGTTCTATGACCGCACCGCAACGGAGACTGGGTATCCTAGCACTAAGAATGTCGAGGTCTCGAAGAGGTTTCCAGCTGAGATAGTGTTGACGATGTTCAAGTATTTGGATACTTCGGCGGCATCGTCGTCATCGTGGAGATATCGGATACCTTCACCGCGATACTCACCTGTTGTTCCTAGGGACTATAATCTGTTACCGGCATGGGACTCGAACGGGATTATCACGTTAGCGTCAACACCTGATGGTCGAAAGATCGATCCTAGAGCTTTCCCGTCGGTGACTAGTATCAGTATTCCGTTTGGGTTTACGCTGAACCCGGTGCACGCGATGAGGGAGGCGTTGACTAACCCTGATTGGGGCGAGGCTGTCCCCGAAGATAAGATCAACGAGGCTGACTTCTTGTCATCGGCTAGGGTCTGTAAACAGGAAGGGCTGGACTACTGTTTCGTCCATAAACAGTTAGGTGGTGTTGATCAGCTGGTCACGGGTATCACCGACTACATCGATGCGTTCGTTTGGTATGACGGGTATACCGATAGCGTTAGGATGAACCTTATCCGTGAAGATTACGATATCAATAACTTGCCAACGTTCGACGAGTCTACGATAGCTGGGATCGAGAACTATCGTCGTGTGAACAGTAACGAGCTGACTAATAGCGTGACGGTAAAATACCATGACGCGGCGCTAGGCAGTAGCGAGACGGTGACGGTGCATGACCTTGAGGCAAGTTTCCGTGCGGGTGGTGTCGTGGCGGCAACGTATAACTACGATGGATGCGCACGGTTAAATGCGGCGGCTAGAGTAGCAGATCGGGAGCTAGCGGCTTTGTCACGATCGATCATAACGTTCACGGTGAAACTTCACACGGGCGACCACGTGTTGGGGTTAGGTGACCCGGTGGTGATCAGTTACCGTGATCTAGGATTACAGTCAGCTGTGATGAGGGTGACGAGGATACTATACGGTGACGGGACGACTGGTGGCATATCGGTTGACTTGGTTCAAGACGTGTTTGCTGACTTGAAGTTGTTCGGTGACATCGTTGAGGTTGAGCCATACGCATCGATAGCGCAAGCGCCACCGTTCATAGACTTAGAAGTTGAGGTGGTGTTCCTTGAGCAGGGTTACTTTGACTTGACGACGACTAGGGCGTTCGAGAACACACAGAACCGATGGTTGAAAGCGGGGACTAGGTATACTCCACAGATCGATGAGGGAGCGTATGTCTCGATCGACGAGGTTATCCAAGTGCCTGCTATTGGCGAGTTATTGATAGACGTTCCACCTCTTTACAGCGATCCTAGGACGGAGGTATTTTGGATTGAGGTCAAGATTAATCCAGAGCCGACAGCTAACAACTATGTTAGGATCGGTGACGAGATATTCAAGACTGGGGTAGTGAGGAAGACTGGCGATGATACATATCAGATACAGCTCACAGCACGGGCACAACGCGATACGGTGGCGAGCAGTGTTGCTCATCGTTCTGGCGTTGATGTTTGGTTTCTTGATCGGTTATGGATCGATCAAACGATCTGGGACGGAAGCCTCGTTCATGCCTTGTTCCACAGTGGGGTGCACAACTCTACGGAGTTATTGCGACCTAACGTAGACTTTATTAGTCGTGGTAACTTAGCACAACCACCGGAATACGTATCGGTGAACAACCAGTTCGGGACACACTTCAGTGTCGATGGTGCGTTCGTAGTTCGGTGGAAACCTAGGACTGACCAACCAGCTATTGGTCAAGAGGTTCACTTGACGATCAGCTATAAGGGTGCGGTGATCTTCCTTCAGTCGGCTGGTGTGACGGTTGACTTCCACGGTGAGATACAGGAAGAGGTCGTGAGGGTCAGCTTAGCGGAGTTGAACAGGGGTGTCCCTGACGGTGCTGGGATATTACAGTTAGAGGCTAAGACAGTTTGGGAGGGTAGAGACAGTTGGCAAAAGTGGGAATTTACGATAGACTGGTCGGCAGTAGCACGCAACCGTTGCGGGTTTGGATACGACTATGGACACAACTGGAGTGGCGATCGATGCGGTGGTTGGGGACGTGATTACGATGAACAATATGGAAATTGACGATGTCGATTACCGATAGCAACTCAGGGATAACTTGGGGTTTCCCGGACGGTAACGATAACTGGGGACCGGCAATGAACCGGTCGTTACACCGGTTAGCTTACCTTCCTTCTAACGTGGTGTTCGTGAGTATCGGTTTAACCACTCCACCGACTAGCCCTGCGATAGGTGACAGGTATGCTGTAGGGGCTAGCCCGACAGGGGCATGGTCGGGGTATCAAACTGGTGACATTGCGGTCTATGGACAGAACGCTACGAACACTTCGTTGGGCTGGCAACGGTTTAGACCTTACGTTGGGTTACGGGCGTTAGATCGGAACACCTCGTTGGCTTATCATTGGGACGGGACGATATGGAAAACGGAGCAAGCCCCGGTTCAGCCGGTTGATCTACACTTCGATCCTAGGGACTTTTCCGGTGACGGTAGCGCGACTAATCAGTATCGAACGATAGCTAAACCACAACAACAAGCTAACTGGCTGGTCACGGATAGAAACTCCGCATCGTTTATTAGGAACATCCCGACTGCGTTACGAAACTTGCCATCGGGGTTTGATGCTAGACCGTTGTGGGCTACTGATACTTTTAGTGGCACTGGGACACATGGTGGATTTGGTTACAGCTATTATAGGTTAGGTGACTTGTTCGACTTGCACCCGACGTTAGAAATAGCGAATCGACTAAGTGAAGTTACTGGTCGTGATGAAAGCCTCTATGTTTATGTCTCTATAACGCTGAGTAGCTTCTCACGTGGTTCTAACACGGCAACGTTAGGATACTCATCTTCTGATGTCCTTTATACCGAGCCGAGCGGTCGTCGTAACGGCGGCTTTTTGATTGGGACGGATAAGTCGGCAACGACGTTGACTATCCCTAGGAACGGTGCTACTTCGGGTTATTTTGCGACGGCTGGGGTGCATAGGTTTTACGTCTACCTTGAGGTTGGTGGAAGCACGAGTGATAGCTTCTCCTACCGTGGCAGAGTAGACGCTGGGCTATTGAACAGGTATTAAATGACAGAGCAACACGACACAAGATCGGGATTATACTGGGGTTGGCTGACAGGTGACAGTAACTGGGGCGATGACGTTAATCGCAACTTCCAGATACTAGCTTACCGTGGGACGAATGCCCGTGTCATCAACACGTTGTCAGCACCGCCAGCTAACCCGACAGAGGCTGACAGTTATATCGTTGGTGCTAACCCTACAGGGGCATGGTCAACGTTTGCTGAGAAGTCGATCGTTGCGTGGGGACATACTTCAGCTGGCAGTCCGTTGGAATGGGTCAACTTTGCACCTATTGAGGGGTTGACGATATGGTCACGGCAACATAGCGGGCTGATCTCGTTTGACGAGAATAACAACTGGGTATCGACTACAGGTCTATCACCGCAACAACAGGCTGACCTAGCGGCGTTGAGTTCACGTCTGAACATTACTAGCTACGGTCAGATCGCACGTGGACTAGAGGCGTTAGGCGCGGTTGATAAGCTGGACTACGTTACGGGTCTAAAGAACAAACCGACGACGATCACCACGGCACAGGCAACGTTGATCGCTTCAGCACTACAAAGAATACGTGTTGGGACTGGTCTAACAGGCGATGGTGTTTCGAGTGACATTGCCGTTGCGATACCATACACACAGGCAGAGAAGACTAAGCTTGGGACGTTGGATGCTAACTTACAGTTGCCTGCTACGGCTACGACTGGGCAAGTCCCGACGTGGGATGGTTCAGCTTGGACGGCACAGGCGATACCATCTAGGGGCAATGCGTTCACGGGTATCACGGTCGATACGTCACAGTTCCGTGGGACAGGCGTAGACGAGAATACCAAGGTTCAGCTGATTAATCCGTTCTTGGCGGCTGACAGGACGAAGCTAGACGGTATTGAGACGGGTGCTACAGCTGACCAAACGTTGGCTGAGATCGTTACGATGATCAATACGTTGAGTGCGCCGGGCACAGCAGACTCGGCGAAGATTAGCTACAATGTGCTGACTGACGTGCCACAGGCTGGCACAGGTGGGACATTACGAACGGGCAACCAAACGGTAGATTTGATCAACGCGGCAGGGACTACTAACCTTATCAGCTCGTCTAAGATTTCTGGGTTACGAGATGGCACGGTGACGACGTCATCGCCTGTAGTTGGTGATGGTCAAGGGACACCTGTTGGGCTTGATGCTGATACGAGGACGAAGCTTGGCAAGCTGACTACTACGCAACCTAGCTTTGCTGTTCCATTAAACTACCAAGCTAACCTTGCAGAGGATGACGAGAACAGTTTCAACTTTGTTCGTGGTAAAGACACGTTCATGACGACGGGCGTGACAGAGGTTTTCCACGACACGACGTTGACGGGCAAGGGCACTAGGACTGACATATTACGAGTGGCTAGACCATGGACTGGTGTCGAGTTCAGCCAAGCTGAGAAGACTAAGTTGGCTGGTATCGAGAGCGGTGCTAAGGACGACTTGACTGCTAACGAGATTACCGCACTGATCAATAGTATCACAAACGATGCTAATAAAATCAACGCTAGTCAGATCGTTGGGTTGACGTCCACGGGTCAAGTTCAAAGCGATTGGACGGCGGCGGCTACGTTAGCTGGCAGACCTAATCCTGCATTCATCTTGAACAAGCCCGACATACCGTCCGTTCCTTCGGGCTTATCGACTGACATAGCAACGTTGAAGACGCAAGTCAGGGATATTGTTGATGAGGACGATATAGTTGATCTGATCACGGGACTAGCGACAGAACGTGCTGACGACTTGACGCAGGCGATGATTAACTTGACCGTAACTCACAACACGGTTACAGGCGACACGATTAACTTCAACGATCAGACTGACATAGTCAAGAGCGTCAACAACGTTGAGGCGTTCGCGGCAGGCAAACATTCGTTGCTTGAAGTTTCTGACCCTGACGGTGACTACGATCCGATCATCATAGACAATGACTTTATTCTAGCGAAGAGCACGACAATTCCGCCTATCGAGTATCGTTACATCAACGACTCGACGAGGGGCTTCGCTGAGTCTAACCGTTCGCAGGAGTTCATCCTTTTGAGAAACGGTAGACCAGTTCACGTTGCGGGCACGGCTAACCCGAAGCTTTACAATACGATTAGAGTTGGACGTTCGACTAACAACTCACCGTTGATCGCGAAGATGCAACCAACGTCATCCTTGAGGTTGACCATTAAGGTGGCAGAGCTTCGTCAGTTGCCTAGCGGTGGCGCAGGTGGTGTAGGACCAGCTGGACCGAAAGGCGATAAAGGTGACACAGGAGATAGAGGACCGAAAGGCGATAAGGGTGATCAAGGCGACGCTGGGTCAACAACGCTAGCAGGATTGACCGATACAAGGATAACGAACCCGGCGACTGGCGAGGCGTTGAAGTGGGACGGCACACGTTGGACTAACCAGACCGATGCTACTAGTTCGACACCGGGGCAAGGTGCAACTACGTTAAGGGCGTTGACTGACACTACGATAACGAACCCGGCGACTGGTCAAGTTCTTAAGTGGAACGGAACACGTTGGACGAACCAACCAGACTATGTCCTACCACCGAAACTACAAGACTTTAGCGAGGCTATCAGCGGCAATGAGGGCTGGCAAGACGATACAGGCGCAGGCGCGGCTACGGTCTCGACTACTACTGGCTCGTTAACGACAACGTTGACACAAGCAAAGGCGCTGACCTATGGCACGAACTATACTAATCCTAACGCGTTCAGAGTCGATAACATTGTTCTAATCGTTCGTATACCGACGGCTGTTGACGACGAAGAGTTCCGACTAGCGGAGGAAGAACCGCCCGGTGACGCGTCACGGCAAACTAACTTTCGTTACGGTGACCTATTCTACCAAAACCTTAATGGTCCAAACTGGATTAAGATTAACACGGTAGCGGACGGTGGCTATCATTACTACCGTGCGGTGATCAATAGACTAGAGGGCGATGGTCGGCTTTATATTCAGAAGTTTGGTCAGATCGTCATCGACACGGAGAAGGTCGATAGTGGCTACGCACCGTGGGCTGGCAAGACGAACACTGACGAAATACCAGCTAGCAAGCTACCGCCTAGCGTAAGTCAGCATGCGCAAGAGATGGTTAACCAAGCTAGGGGCTTGAGCATTGGCACGACTAACACTGCGGTGAGGACGTCCCTAACGGCGTTCACACGACAGCTAACGTTGGGCACTACTGACCACGGTGTATTCTTCACGGCGACGCAAGCTAGAGCTGGCAGTGGCGCAACGATCGCATTAGATTCAACCGTCGTTCGACGAAACAGCTTAAGCTTTATGTCAGACTTACGGTCATCGACAGCTTACGATAACTCGGCTGGTGCTGTGGGTAACGGCATTAGAGTCGCAACGTTTGACGTGAACAATAGTAGCGGTGTCAAGCAAGGAACGGTCAACTGCTATATTGCGCGGAACGCGGCAAACCAAGTAGGGACTTACAACTCATACGTGCCAGAGCCAAGCGCTAGCGGTGCGTTGACTGGGCAGATCAGTATTCAGTGGGAAGTCAGCTTACTACGAACCGATAGCAGTGCGAGTGGAGGTGGCAGTTTCACGCAAGCGCAGATCGAGGAGTTTGCGTTAGACCGTATCGCTAGGGCGTTCGAGGAAGGTGACGATAGTGCAAACGTTGACCTTAACTTTGACCATAGTGATCCGCTCAACCGTTTTTGGTTTACGATCAAAGCTGGCAGTCTCGTTCCAGCTGATATTAAACGTGACGGCAGTGACACGACGAGAGCGGCTAGTCTATCAACGTGGCAGACGTTGTTCGGGATTACTAGTGGTGGTTCTACGACAAGCAACTTGAACGCGTTGACAGACGTTACGATCGCGTCGCCAACCGATGGTCAGGGGTTGATCTACGAGTCGTCCAGTTCGCTATGGAAGAATAAAGCTATCGTGGCTAGGACACCGGGCGTTCCTATTCCGGTCGCGTTGCCAGAGTTGTTCATAACGCGGCAAGCTACTGACCCTAGCGACGTGGTTACGATCAGGGATACCAGAGGTTATTTGAACGAGACGTTGTTAGTAGGCACTACGCTGAACTTCTTTAAAGGCGGTAGCGTTGGTTCACAGACGGCGTTGGCTGGCAACCCTTACACGATCAAGGCGAGGTTGAGTGGTGGTTTCAGACGGACGACGCAACGGGTTCAGTTGAATAAGGCGGTAACGTTTACGAGTAGCGCGGCGCCTGTCTCAACGACTATGTTCAACGCCGACGTTTACTACTGTGTGATCGGTGCACGTGCGGCTAGCGAGCTTCCAGCTTTCCATCTGTATGACGATGCGGAGAGCTTTATCACGGGCGGAAACTCTACTGTTAGGGGGGTGGCTTTTAACCCTGTCCGTAGCTTTATCTCAACGATCGATGGTGGCTCGACGAAACGTCATTTAGCTTACACGCCTACGGGTGGCGGAACGGCTGTCACGGTCTACACGCAGAACCTAGAGGGTGATCCTAAACACCTAGCTTGGGACCCTGATGGCAGGTATCTATACGTGAGTGACGAGACGTTGTTTCGGGTCTATGACTTCGGGGCAAGCACAACGCCATCGTCGTTAACGATAAGCAGAGTGACTAGTAAGGAGTTCGACGTTACGGCATGGTTCAGCGTCATCGAGGGGATTCACGTTACGGCGACAGAGGTGTTGATCTTTGGCAAGAGGTTTAGTAGATCGACTGACAGGGCTATCGATAGGTTCACTAAGGCTGGCGTGCGGTCGGCTAGTACTTCTGACATTTTCATTGACCAGACGTTTGGCGGTGAGGGGCTGTTTACTGATAGCGGCGTGAACACGATCTACACGCAAGCTGAAGACGGTGACAATATAGACACGTTAGCTAGGGCGGCTACTACCAACGCTGGTCGTAAAGAAAGTTTCGACTTCAAGTTCCAAACAGGCTTCAACTACTACTCGTATCCATCGTTAGGTATCGTTGGCGATACTCTATACATGGGCGAGACCAACAGCAACTATACCTATAATATAAAGACTGGCACGAGAGGTTCGACGGTAGCGTTGACTAGCACCAATAACGCCCGCGTTGTTACGACGTCTGGTAACTGGATATACGCGCTGACGAACGAAGACTCGCCGGTGTTATATCGTCAGGATAGGTCAGCGCAAAGCCCGACTATATCGGTGGTATCAGGGACGATAGGTTTTACTCAAGTCAACAGTAACTACGTTGCGGGCATGGCGATACTAAGTGACAACCTATATATTCTGACGTGGAGCTATGGAGTAACGGCTGACAATAGGCTACAAGGCTGGAGGATGCTCGTCTACCCGTTGACTGGCAGTTCGTCGGCTGGCTATACGGCATTTGCTACCCCGACGGTATCAGTAGTAACATTTGACTGGACTGTCCCATCGACGACTAGCGCTGGCAACCTTCGGGGTCTAGCCAGTGACGGGCATGACTTGTATACGATAACCAGCGGAACTAGTTCGACGATAGGCACGATCGTTGGTCGGTATAATACTACGTCTCATCAATTCACCTCGGTGTTGTCAGAGGCTAACTGGGGGTCTAACACTCGGATGGTCTACGATCCTAAACGGGACAAGATTATCCTAGCAGAGGCAAACCGAGGCTTTGAAGCCTACGACTTTAATAGCACGACGCAACTGCTAGTCAACAGGTCGAAGCTGACGTCGTTTCCATTAGGTCATCGTCAAGGTGAGGCTACTGGGTTCGGCTATAATTCGACGGCTGACAAGTTCTATATCGGTAACCATTCTAGAGTCAACGTTTACGATAAGAGGGTTACTGGTGCTGACAGGACGTGGGTTCACGATAGACCATATGCGTTGAGGAGCACTAACACTAACGAGGTTGCTAACTCGGTCTTGTTTGCCAACAACCGCGTTTACGTTATCGGCAACAGATGGTGCACGGTCAGAGAGTGGCCAACCTTTAGGTTCGTATCGCAGGTTCAGCTGGCTACGGATTTCACGTTCAACAGTAGCTACCAACGAGCTTTCTACGTCAACGGTTACTTCTACTGTCAGGTTAGCGCGACCGCGTTCAAGGAATTCTCACCGTCTACTGGTGAGGCTATGGGAACGAATATCATCTTCGCTGGCACGGGGTCGGTGAACTCTCAACCGTGGGTTGATGCCGTTAATAATAGGGTATACCTGTCAGGCGCGAACAATAGAGTCAGGGCATATCCTTTGCCAGCGACAGGCAAGATTACGACGCCAGCCATCGCGTTCGTTGCGAACTCGGACATAAACATTGGGTCCAATTATAGGTTCTTTATTTATAACGATGTCTTGTATGCTCTCTATACTAGCGACCAGAGCACGTGGCGATTCAGGGCTTACAGCCTTATGACGAGGGGCAGGTCAACCGAAGACGATCTGACCATCAGTAGTCACTACGAGTACAATTATGCTTACTATAATAACCACGGATTCACCTTACACGAAGACGTTCTTTACGCTCACGCTGGGAGGCTTGGTAGCAGTCCTAGCTTACTATCATTTGCTTTTGTGAGGGCAGTTTAATGAAGATACTATTCTGGTCAGTCATTGCCATGGGTCTACTAGGGCTAACGTTAGTCCTTTGCTCATCGCCAGCGGAAACGCATGCTAACGAACGCACCGCACTCTACAACCTATCGTCTACATTCCATCGTGTTGAGCGATACCTTGACAGGGAGCTTGAAGATATGGGTAGACAACTTGACCGGATTGAGGGTAAGCTGGCGGCTTGTAACAAACTTAAGGAGTAAGTCATGGTAGGAGGAGCAGCTGGAGCAGGTGCTTTCGTAGCAATAACTTCAATGCACAATGCGTTGCAACAAAGTCAACGTTCGTCGTCTGATAGCTATTACAGTGCGATGAGAGGTGGTCAATGCGACACTTGCGGTGGTGGTGGAGGTTCACCGTCGATTGATGTCGATGAGAGAGGCGAGTATTATACCGTCTATCAAGTCGGTAGCGCTAGGGAGTGGAAGTTTTATTTTAACGAGACGGGCGATGACAATATGGTCGAGATAGAGGAGGATAAGCAATGAGTATCGTAGCGATTCAAACGCAAGATCAACGTGAGCTTATGAAGCCGGGGTGTTATGTCATTCACAGTGGCGATAAGAGTGTCGTTACCTATCGAGTAATTGAAGGTGGCAAGCTTGAGTTTGTCGGTGAGAAGATCAGAGAGAAGCCGAAGCCATTGACCAATAGACAACGCCAAGAGCTAGTTGATTTTGTTGGGCCTGAAAATATCTTTTATCAAGATATATGGTCTTGGTGTCTTATGTATAAAGACAATGAAGTTTACTTCGACAAAGATGGCTATTGGGTGATGGATGACCTTAACAATTATGGTCAATGCAAAAAGATAGAAGATGGAAAGCTCATACTGAAACTTGACAGATTGTTCTTGAAGAAAGTTTACGATAGGTTCAAGGGCTTTAGTAGGGTTCTCAAGGAGATACGCGATGAGTAACAAGGAGATTAACGTGTTAACTGATGATCAACGTGGAACTATCGTATCAGCGTTAGCGGCTTTCCTGAGCAAGTATCAGGAAGTGATAGGAGCTTCTAGGGAAGGGCGAGTGGTCTTCTACGAGACCAAGATCATGGTCGATCGTGGGGCGACTACTGACTACTGTGAAGTCCAGATCGACAATAGGGGACGATACCTTTACATTGGTAGTGGCTACGATAAGAAGCTCGTTGACGAATATCTGATTAAAGACTTCAAGAAGTATCTGGACCATATGAACAAGTTGTTAGAGACAGAGTCATGACCTTTCCATTATCGATAACGTTACGTGATCCGTTAGAAGCGCCTATCGTTGGCGCTACTGTCATAGTAGCACCGGAGGAAGTTAACCCTACGACGGAGGAGACTGTCCTAACGTCGGCACAAGGCGTGACTGATGCCAACGGTCAGCTAACGTTACAGCTGTTACCTAGCACTGCTAGGACGTTCTATATCATGCGTATCGATAAGGGGACGACACCTAATATCTTAGCACCGTTCCGATTCCAAATGCCAGCGCAGGCGACGACGTTGAACAGTTTGCTGGCGGCGGCTATCGCTAATCAAGAACCAGTCCCCGAAGGTGTCCACGTTAACTTCCCTAGCCAGCCTTACAGTGAGGTTAGCTATCCAGCGTTCACGGATATTAACATCCCTGTGGACGATGCGGCGTTCACCTTTGGTGACTGGGTAGACGTCTACCATATGACTAACGATGGAACGGAAGCGGCAACGTATGTCGTGGTGTTCGACTTGGTGTTTGATCCTGACTGGGCTTACGATCCCGGTGACCGTGCTGAGGTCGATCTACGGTTAAGGAAGGTTGATGCTGATGGCACGGTCTTACAAGAGCTAGAGAAACATAACTTCGATTATATCCGTAACCTTGACGAGTCACACTCCAAAGGGTCGATCGAGGCTACTGGTATCGCTGAGCTGTTGCCAAACCAATACATCGAGGTAGACGTTCGTGGTGGCAGACAACAGCCAAGCTCGGCTAGGTCTACTGATCGTATCATCAAGTTGGTCGGAGCTGACAGTAGCTTACAGGTTAAACGTGAGACGACGATCTCACCAGCTACGATTAGGGTTACGGTCGATCCAGCTACTATGGGTGGCACAGGGTCTACGGGTAGTCCTATACATCCGTTAGTACCGTTCACACAGACGGAGAAGGATAAGCTTGCTACCGTTGCTGAGGGTGCACAACCCCCACAAGACGGACCAGCTATTCGTGACAAGCTTGAAGGTATCCAGCAAGACGCTGATAAGTTGACTATTGACTCGATTCAAGGGTTAACAGCAAGGCTCGCACAGACCCAGCCTAGTGCCTTGAACGATCTGTCAGACGTGACGATCACTAGCCCACAGGACGGTGACTTCCTTCGTTCCGATGCTAGCGGTCAATACACGAACGTGCAGTTCCATGCTAACGATGGTGCTGATATTGTAAGGATACTTGAACATAGACCGGAAGGGCAGGAGCTTCATAAGTCCGCCTTGCAAGGGCAGACGACAGTTGAGGGAGGAGTAACTGTGCCCGCCGTTGCAGACGTTGAACCTTTTACACTATTTGCACGTCAAGATTCAAGTGCTGATAATCCATCTTTATACTTGGCAGGCGCGACATATGACGTTCCTTTGCGTGACCGTAACCGTGTTGTGTTATCGGTCGATCGTAATGGACTCTATAGCATTAACCCGCAACGTGGTTCAGCTAGCGATAACTACAACAGTGCTGTGGGGACGTATGCGGCACGGGCAAGGGCTGGCAGTGGTCAGGTCACCTTAGCCCTATATGCTAACCCAGCACCACCTACTACAATTTACGTCCGCGGTATCGGTGGAGATAATAACGTCTTTGCATTGACCCGATCAGGACCGGGGTTTATCAACGGTCGAACCTACTCGGTATACTCGGCAACGATAGCGGCTAACGTTGTCCAGAACGCACCTAATACAACGCAGACCCTAACGTTCTGGAGCAACGCGGCAGGTAATACACCGATCAACTTGAAGCCTGCTAGCGAGCACCATGCTAAGGCGTGGCACTTGCAGTCACCTGTTCAGCCCGACTACGCTGTGAGTGATGCTAGGTCGCCAGCCTATATCAAGAACAAACCACCAACGAAAGACCCGACGACGATCGGTAGGTTGATCGCCAAGACGGCGGCGTTGCCAACGACTGCTACAGCGTTCAGCACGGCAGGGACTATTTCACGGTATACGCCAGCGTTGACGATAACGGATGCTGAGGTGACGACTAACTATACGGTATCTGCTAACAGCGCGTTGTCAGTCGGTCCGTATCCGAAAGGGCAGATCGGTTGGTTGATTAGAGCTGTTGGATTACAGAACGAGTTGGCTAGGGTGTTCATACCGCTGTCACCGACACGTCCGTATACTAGCGTTGCGTCGTTGTTAGACGACACTAGGGTGTGCGGTCACGTCTATATGGGTGTCTCCGGGACGGTCAACTACTACTTGGCTTATCAGTTGTCGGTAGGGACACAGGCACGTCCTGCGGGCAGTGGCACTATCGGGACTAACATTGAGGTGTTCGTGGCGGCTAACCTTGCAACGGCTAGCGTAGCGTTCCCAGCGATGACTACAATTGAAATAACGGAGGCAGTAGTATGATGTTAAGTGAGGTCGATTACAAGGACTTGCTCGAAGAGCTAGCCAGACGTAAACCTGATAAGAAAAGGGTTGATTGGTCTGGAAGCTTGAAGGGCATACCGGTCTCTGCAGTCGTTTCAGAGCTTAGGAGAAGGGAGGATAGACGTGAAGTTGACGTCACCATTGGTGAGCTAATGGAGTGTTTCAGGAAGCTAATCTCGATCGAAGATTCAGCGATTGTGATAGAGACTGGAGTTGATTTTACGGAAGCCGATGAAGGGATGGCTGTGAGACATCTACTCGATAAAGCTGTGACCGACGGGTTGCTTGAGGTCTCTAAAGAGTCAGCCCCCTATAGAGGTTATACTCAGAAAGAGTATAGACCTACTAAAAAATGGTTTCACAGACGTGATTGATCTGATCGTAGGGGTATGATAAAAGGGGCTTGCGCCCCATCACCTTTAAGATTGATTCTCACCGTTCATTTATTTCTGTCTGCTTATCCTAATATCTTCATACGGGGCGCTGACTCTAACAGTTTCTCAGCCCACCGTGGCAACTCCATCTTATCACGCACAGAATACCGTTCTTTCCAACGGGTGTTACCGTAAGCTGTGATCTTCTCGGTGTTGGCATCGATCTCGATCCACGCTGATTTCCATCGTTGCGGTCGTTCGTAGAGGACATAGACGGCACGTTTGTTTGTGACGTCAAGTTTACGTTGACACTGGGGGCTGGATTCGGAGAACCATTTGATGTCGGTCATTGGGAGCATGATTCGTCCTTCCTTGGTCTTCCAAGTTTCCTTGGTTTCCACAGTTCTTTCTCGTCTAAGAACTTGTCTGCTAGGTCGTTCATCTCATTGTCATGTAGCCAATTCCACAGGACGTCGTCCATGAGACCAGCTAACGTCGTATCGCGACGCCGAGATGCTTCCTTAACAGCTTCCCATTGGTAGGGTCTGATACGGAAACTTTTCATTCGGTTACCATTGAGTTTGTTCAACATTACTTCCTCCTAATAAGTTACCTTCGATAGATCACACTTGACCAGTTATTGTCAAGTCTCTCGTAAAACTTTTTTGCTAGACGATACGACACCGTCGTGCTACCATCCTTTTTTGACATGAGGTATATAGTGATTACATTGCTGGTGAAGCTTTCTATGTTCACGGGTATAGCTGTGGCGGCTGGCGGTATGCCATTGCCCGGTCTAGCCTATGGTAAGGTCAGTATCAGTGCCCCCGGTTACGGTGTTAACCTGAAGAATGCGTTAAAACGTAACCTACCGATGGAGGTCTTCCTTCCGGAGTTGACGACGACAGTGCCGTCTACCAAGGAGATTCTTGACGATATGGAGGAACAGATATTCCCCCCTATCCCGGAAGATTCTATCGAACGTCTCGATGAGGAATACGTTCAGATCATGGACGAGATCGAACGTCGTCATCGGCGTTGGTCGTCTAGTCATCGTGACTTACAGTGGCATTACGTTGCCTTGGCTAGCGAGGGGTTAGACCCGGAGGTGCAAGCGGAGCTGTTGAGGGTTGTGATGATAAACCCGTTGTTCAACCGGTTATCACCGACGTTGGCTATCTCACCACAGACGTTGACGTTGTGGTTGGAAGCTCGCAATATGTTCTTTGATGCCTTGCGCAAAGAAGTGTTTTCGGAGTAAGTTAGATGTCTGTTTGGGTCTTATTAACGTGAGACTGCGGATAGTTGAAGAATTTCTAGCAAGTTTAGCTGATGCGTTAGCGTTGGCTATTTTTTTTCAGTGAGGTTACGATGGACGTTAATGTTGACTTTAGGGATAAGACGAAGGTTCACTGTCGCGCGTATCAAGGGGAGCTTGTTAGGGAGCTTGCTAAGCGTGAAGGGATCAGGGTGGTCGAGTTGATGGATCAGTTGATCATCCATGGTTACAAGGCGCTAGGATACGATGTGGAAGACTTAAAGAGGACGATCGAGGAAGGTGTTAAGAGTCGTTGGGCTAGGAACAAATATTAGGAGGTTACGATGACTTGGTTGATCATTTCAGTGTTGGTGATTGGTGTCGTGGTGTTCGGGCTGGCGGTGGCACATGACTTGGCTAGCAGTGGGGACAAGGACGAGGAGGATGAGTAATCACGTGGAGGAGCTCTTCGTTGCTTTAGGTGTCATCGTAGGTCTCTTCTACCTCATTATTGTTGCTGTCGAGTGTGCGTGTCGGCACGATGAAAAAAGGGTAGAGAAGAACGATACCGAGGGGAACATATCAACGATTAGCCACCTCAACAAACTCCTTCCATGAGCTTGGGGTATGAGGCGGCGGCAAACACTTGAGCGTTACCGAGAGAAGCTTCGAGTCAAGTTTATCCCTGATCTTATCTGTCAACGGTTCACATCGATCAAGACCGAACCCATCGTCTTTCCCCTCTTTACCTACTTTAGGTATCGCCCCACCGTTTGGCTCGCAGATATAATCGTCATCAGGATAGGGGTTATCGTCAATGTTGAAGAGGCTGAAGTCAGCATACCATACCCCTGCCCAACGACATAAACTGATCTTCCCGTTGTAGATCACTTCCATGAAAGTCCCAAGATAGGGGCTTTTAGGAGACCAATCACCGTTCTTGATCGAGCTTAGACGGACATCATAGCCAGTGCCAGTTCTCATGACAAAGTAGGGTAAGCTATTGTGCCATCTACGGTGTCGATCGAGGTTAACCTCATGGAGTATCTTTTTTCTAGCTTGATTGATCAACATTACTTCCCCTCTCCTTCACGATAAGACGTTTAAACTTCTCGACACTTGGTTCAATCACCGGATCCCAGTCATCATCAAGCAGGGGTAGCTTCCCCTCCGTGATCTGTTTCACACGTAGCCCGATAGCGATACGTTTCCATACTTCCTCGTTCATCGTCCCCTCATCTCGTCAAGTTCATCACAGATACGGTTCAAGTAACGGTTGGCTATATCTAAACTATAGCTAATTGCCCGAAGCCATTCCGCCAACGATTCCGTACTGGGATAGACACCAGCTTGAAGTTTTTCTTGATCGGCAACCGAAGACAACACCGGTTTCGCCGCTCTGAGGCTATCACGTATCTCTGTCAGTAACTCTAGTTGCTTGTCCGTCATCGTTCCTTCTCCATAAACAATACAAAGAATAACTTCACCACAGCCATCGAAGCACCAGCTACGAGCAACGCTAGTAGCATCAGTAACAGTATCTCAAAAACTAGGAGCATCGTCGTCCCCCTTATCGTCATCGAACTTGTCATGACTGAGTTTGTCTAGCTCCTCATTAATTTCTTCCTCAAGTGACTTGGGCTCTTTGATCGGTTCAAGTTTAGCGACCGGTTTCAGCTTCTTTGACGGTAAGGGTTTGACCTTCCAGTCGATGTCTTCGTCAGGACGCCTAAGAGGATAGTAGTCGAACAGGGCATCTAACGTCGTGCCACTCTCCGGGATTTTCATCGGTTCGGGCATCTCGCTCATCTGATTACCGTCAAACTCATCGAACGTTTGTGTCATATGTTTGTGATAGTCCTTACCCCACAGACCACACCGTTCCAGATACTTCTGTGTCAACATAGCGGCGGCGGGATGAGTAGCCCGGAAACGTTCCATTGCGATAACGTTTTGGATGTAGAGGTAAACCTCCATTAGGTTACTCATCGTAAGCCTCCTGTAGTATCTCGATGAGATGATCCCTACCGGCGTCCGAAGAGTCGTGGCGTTGATCCCAAAACCAGCACACCATCTCCCACATCAAGGCTGACATCTTGACGCCCTGATAATCAGCCATCTCGCGAACGGCATCGCGGATGACTTTATGGACGACTAGACGACGTTCGTTCTTGGCGGAGATCGGGACTTTCGGGAAAAGCCTTTGCATCTGTTGGTATCTCATATGGAGTCTCCTGCTAACCGTTTCAGATATTCTTTAAGACCTTCGATGTCACGTGCCTTGGACAAGGCTAGGACGACTTGGGCGTTGAAGGGTTTGTCTTGACCTGCTAGGCTGACAGCGATCTCGGTGATGACAGCACTGTTACTCATCGTGAACCTCAAATACGTTAAACATGACAAGGACTATACAAGTCGAATGAAAGTTTTGCAACTACTTTTAGCGATGTTTTTGGTGTCAGCCACGACGCCTGATGACAAGACTGACCGTCGTGGGTTCTTGAGGAAGGTCAAGGATGCGTATCTTCAAGGTCGATATTCACGTGAGGAGAAACGTATCGTTGAACGGAAGGAAGCTGAGAAGCTACGGCGGCGTGCGGTGTTCGAGAGGAACGTTAAGAGCTTGGTTGATGGTGCGGCGGCACGGTTAAAAAGAGGACCCCGACAAGTCACCTTGGTGATCATCGGGGGCACGGCGTTGGTAGTGTTCCTGTGTCTTAGGAACTCGATTGGCTGTGAGAGGAAGGAGCAGTAGTATCGTCAACGTTGATCTCCGACGTCTTCTTGCCGAGACAATGAAGAACCATGTCCTTCAACGTCAACGTATACCTACCATCTAACGTGTTGAACTTTATCGATTGCCAGTCGTCCAGCACGAACGTGTGGCGCACCATCCTCGATTTCTCATTGGTTTCCATCTTATACATTGTCCCGTCACCATCGTAGCAGGTGAGTTCCATCCTAACGAGCTTGTTGAGCATAACGGTCTCCTATAAGTTATTAATCCTCATTCCCAACGTAACACACCTCGTAGTGCTTGTATCTGACGAAGCCAAACCTGTATAGGTTGTCGAGAATCTCACTGGCTTTGTCAAAAGGGAGGTGAAACTTTTGAGCCAATTGCGCTTTCGTCCATGACCTATTTGACTCCGCGAAGAGCTTCCTGAACTTCTTCTCTAACATTTCGTCATAGTCATGTTTAACCTTGGGCACGAGAGCCAACGTTTCCCACTGATCACTGTCTGATGAACGGATGTTAGCGACACACTCGTCCGTTAGCTCGAAGTCATAACGAGTATCCTCATCGTCTACTTGAGCGATTACAGGTCTCTTTGTCCATATACGTAAGTATCTCATAAACACTCCTATAAGGTGATAGCCCCAGCACCATGCTAGGGCTGTTATCAAAACGGTATCTCCTCTGTCTGATCGCTACTAGCCTGCTTAGGCGCCGATGACGAGTCGCTACCGGTATACGGACGTGATCGTTCGATCTTGATATATTTCTTATCGTTCTTCTCGTTATGTTCGACACCTAACTTGACTGACAACGACTTACCAACCAGCTCGTCATGATGTTCACATTGCGTCATCTGCAACGCATTGGTCATCAGCTCGATCAGATCGTTCATACGGAAGAACGATATCTTGAACGTCCGTTCACATTCGATCGTGCAGAACGTTATGATGTGATAGACGTTACGACGTTTGGTCTTGCTGGTAACTTTCTTCTGTGGTTGATCCTCGTCATCGTTAGTCTTCTTACCGCGAGGCAACTCCTCGACATCGGTAATGTGGACTGGTGTCCATTCGGCTAGCTCACCGATGGATTCCCACGTTAGATAGTTCCCTTCCTTCTTGGCTTCCTCTAGGTCGAAAAACATTACTTGTCCCCTAAAATGGTTTTTAAAACGTATCCGAAAAGGTCGCTAGTATCCTCGATCGTAGCGGGTAACTTGCCAGTGCGATCCTTGGCAACACTACCACATTTGCTGTTCGTTAGCACGATGCGATCGTTCGTCGAGTTGATCGTATAGTGCAACACTAGGTCGAACGCATGTGGCAGATCATCGGAAAGTTTGTTCCCAACAACGGTCGGGGCGGCCATCTTCTGACCACGTAGCTCCTTGATCTGTTCACGTGCGGTGCAAACGAAATGAACTGGCAACGTCTTGAACCCTCGTATCAAGCTGGCGACGGTATTCCTAAGCTCCGGATAGAGCTTCGTGACCTCGTTACCAACACGATCTTGACAGTCCTTGAAAGCAATATCGCACAACTCCGACAGGCTGTCGATACATATGGACTGATACTGCTTTGCCTCGTCACTTGACCTCAACCATGCAAACGCTTCCCTAACGTCTTTCAACGTCATGATCTTAGCGAAGGTCACATCGTGATCTTTCAACGATAACATCCCAGCTTCAGCCGATAGGATGATCGGGTTTGGCAACGTCCTCAATGACGTCGTCTTACCGATGCCGGCTTGACCGTAGAGCAAGATGTTTGCCCCGCTGTCGATACCGACGTTTTTGGTAGAGTAGAGTTCCATAAACTTCCCTCACAAGGTTAAGAAAACGCTACTATGGACTTGACCGGAAAACTTGTCAAGTCACTTTTTCAAAAAAGTTTTAGGGCAACGATACCGCACGGTTAGAAAATAATTCTTGACAGACCTCAACTTTTTCCCTACACTTAGTACGTTGCTGTGGAAGTGCTGTGACTGGTGTCGGTTAATGCGCTAGCAGTGAGAGTTTGCGATAGCGAAGCGAGTAGCAAACTGTTAATGCGGCCAGCGCAGTGAGCGGACACCGTCACCGAAGATATTGATACTAATGTATCCTTGCGTTTAAGTCACGTCACGATACCATTGACTTGACAAGTCCTTGTCAAACGTATACGTTACATCCCTTAACCACATAGAGAGTCAACGTAATGTCGAAGCGAACGATTAAGTTTGAGGTATCCGAGAAGGTTTTCCGGGCGATGGAGGAGGAGGCTAAGAAACAGGGTAAACGTTCCGTATCGCAGTTAGCACGTGAGTGCCTTGACGCTGACAACCAGTCAACGTCACGTGAACCGTTCTTTGATCTAGGCGACGCTAAGGAGGAGTTAGAACGTGAGAAGCAGGATAAGGCACGTCGTCAGTATTGGGCTAACAAGAAGAAGAACGAGGGTCAGTATCAGGAATATAACGTTGGTGAGGAGGAACGTGCGGTTACGATAGGTGGTCATCGTGACCCTACGGATTATCTTTACTTCCCGTTAGGTGACCGTGCGTATTTGTTGTGGGAGTGTAAGGGTCTTAATAAGGTGCGGTTACCATCGTTGGGTCCGGAGGGTGCTTTCTGGATCGATAAGGTTTACACGGAACGTGAACATTACCGTGACATATCGGGTGAGATGACGGAGTTCGAGTTACGGTGGTTGGAGGCATGGGTCGATAACTTTGAGGTGATGGACGGGTATTGGTGGTTCAAGGCTAGGCACTTGACGGCGATGGAGCAGAAATGGACGATGAAACATATGGAGCAGTTGTTGACGTGGCTGAAGGTTGGCAAGACGTTAGACGAGTTGACGGATGAGGCTGGGGTTGCGAAGCGACCGATGAAGGAACGTATCAAGGAAGAGTTACGTGCAGAGAGGGAACGTGAACTTGAAGCTATCAAGGACTTGGAGCAACGTCAGCTGGTAGCGGACAAGTATCGTTACGAGGAGCTAGAGGCGGAACGCAAGAAACGTTCACAGGAGGCTCGTGAGCAGGCTAGGGAGCAGTTAGCGTTGGGGTTGAAGTTAGACTTGATCAAGCCCAAGAAGGAAAGAAGTTGATGGTTGTTCCTAACTACCCTTCTTCAGTAACCAATCCCCTGTCGCCTTCGGCTGGGGATTGCTCACTGCGGGTAGTCACTCACAACAGTGTGGAGGGAATGTGATGGATATGGTGAAAGAGATGTATCGTTACGTGGACGATCAGTTATCGGCGATTTATCGGGTAAGGTGGAAGTGTTGGGATTACGAGTTCTTGAACGGTATGGTGTTACGGTTTGATTTCGATCGACGGGTGCGGTTTGTTATCGTGTCACCGGAACGTGACATTGTTGGGGTTACTGACGATGACGTGATTGATTTCGTTATCGAGTATGATCGTCGTAAATGGGCACGAAAAAAAGTTAACGTTTCAGTTGACAAGCCCACGTAAATAAGGGATGGTTAAGTCATGGTGAATTTTCTGATTACAATTAACGTTAGGGGAGGATACGGTGAGTAAAAAGTTAAGTTCCAACTCGAAGATTTGTTGTCGCACTGATCAACGTGGCGTCGTTATGATGATTGCTAAGTTGGAGGCGCGGTCGGCGAAAGACGTTTTGGACGACTTACTTTACTACGGTGTTCCGGAGTTAGGTTACGATCTTGAATACTTGACGGGGTTATCAATGCACGAACATGGTCGTCACGATACTACTAAGGACGACGATGATGACGGTGACGATGAACAGGGGTGATCTGTTAGCGTTGTTAGCCGGTGGTGGTCATATCTACCGGACTAGTCACGGGTGCGGTTCACGGACACAGTTAGCGTATCGGGTCTTTAAGAAACGCCCGTCAGGGCAGTGTGTGCTAGACGCTAACGGTAAGACATTAGCGGGGTCGATCACAGACGAGCAGTTACTGGACATTTGTCGTGACGTATCTGATCAGCTGTTGAGACATATTAGTGAACATCAACGATAAGGGGTTTTTACGATGGCGAAAGAGAAAAGGTTAACGTTGGCACAGTTCTTGCAGGCTCACAAGGGTATTGTGAACCGTGAGGTAGACGGTGTCAGTTTCGGTCAGGATGAGAGTGGTATATACGTGTTGACGTTCCTTCCTAACCTTGAAGCTAGGATTAAGGAGAGGAGTTACCGTATCAACGAGAGCGGCGAGATCGTGAAGGACGAACGTGACTACCCAGAGGCGTTCCTTGATGCATATCTCCACAAACTAGCGACACGTGTCTACAACGTATTGGTTCAGGACATCGCTAAGGTCGATCCTATCGTCCGTAGCAACGAGGTCTAACTTGAAGGAATACGATAAGGACATAATGAACCAGTTACAGTCGATCACACCCGGCGTCATCAAGGGGACGTGGGTGTTTGATTACGGTCGGGTTCAGGTCTTCTATTCGTTACGTGCTAATGCCTACAGTGCTGACGCTAATGTCGAGGAGACATTACCGTTGAGCCATTACGTCGATTTCACGCAACGTATCTTCAACTTCGGTGAGGGGGTGGTGAACCTCCTCCGGTCATAAACCTCCACCGGTCATAAACCTCCATCAGTCACAAGCTTAGATAGTTAGTGATCAGCTTGATACCATCGTCTACTGACCGTATCACGTGATACGGGTAACCGTATTCATCACATGAGAACTTGAAGGCTTTCTGCGCAGGTGTGAGCTTGCCACGTGGGGTCTTGACTTCGATGAACAGACCGGGCTCGTAATTGTAGCCATATTCATCACATACTGGCACGGGTAGATGCAGGTCAGCGACACCGGAGATCATACCTTCTGACCTTCGTTTTTGGGCATGTGACCACGTCCGACGTGATTCGTTAGGGATGGCGTAGATTAGACGTGGACGTTCGTCAGGATGCGAACGACACCACGTGACGAAAGCTTTCTGTATTTCATACTCGGTCATAGTTACCCTCACCATCGTTGTTATTAGTTGACATCGTGTTATCTTACTGTTAAGTTTACGATGAGTCAAGGAAAGGTTAGTGATGTTCGAGTTTTACCTTATCGAGATGATCTTCGGGTCGCCATGGGAAGCGTTAGAGGTAGTCGCCGTTGCGGTGTTCTTTGCTAACATCATTACGATGTGCACGCCTAACAAGTCGGACAACAAGTTCTGTCAGTTCGTCATCGACACGTTGAATGCGGTATCGATGAACATCATGCAGAACGCTAATCGGTTGTATCCGAAACGGTTTCCGTTACCGAAGAAGAAGAAGACTAAGCCGACGAGACGGTTGGTTAAGCCACCTAAGGTTGGGGGTTCAACCCCGTGATACCTGTTGACTTGTTGGCGAAGGGGTTTGATTTCGTCACGGACAAGGGTCTTGACTGGTTCAAGGCTATTGTTGGTGAGGTTGATAAGCATCGTTTGATCGATTACGGAGAGATGAAAGTTGCTGGAAAGAACCATGAAAGGCTTAGTGAGCTTATTGGTGGTGGCTTGGGCGTTAAACGTCGAGCTCAGCGTGACGGGGTTGCCGAAGATGAACGCTACCGCCGAAGCTAGGTTCGTCAATACGGACAAGGCGCTGAAGATCAACCGTGGCATTGCTATGGGTTGTGTAGTTGCGTTGGTAGCGACTGGGGCTAGCTTGATCTCTTGTAACGGTAAACTTGAGAAGGCTAAGGCGCAGATCGTTGACACGCCTATTGTCTGTCAGGTGTTCGAGCCGATTGAGGTAGTCGAGTCAGATTCGGAGAAGACTAAGGAGCAGGTGGACGTTTACAACAAGGTGTGGGACTACTACTGTAAGTCATGATCAAGGAGCTTAGGACTGAGATCAAGGAACGTTGTTTCGAGCATAAGGGTCACTTGGTGTTTGGATTCGAGTTACCGGACTCGCCGATGTCGAACGAGTTCTTTGAGAAGGCGTTGAAAGACGTGAGGGGGAACGCAACGATGTTGAAGAACCATATCATGTGGCGAACGGCTGTCACGTCGGGGGTAGCGTTGTTGAACTACGCTGAGATGCAATACGATGGCACAAAGCAAATATCCGTCACTAAATAGGTGTATCCGTGAGATTCAGGAGAACACTGGTGTCGTTGAGATCGATGGTCTGATAGGTCCATCGACGGAACGTGCGGTTGCACATGCGTTAGCTGGCTATGACGGTAACGATGTGCTAGGGTTCTTGTCTGATCTACCGCACAAGCTGGTGGAGAAGGCTAATGAGTTACCGTTACCAGAACACGGTGGACATATACCGTGGATGGTGGTAGCGAAACGTTACCTTGGTTTAGCTGAGATTAAGGGGAGGCGTCACAATGCGAAGATACTCAAGTTTTGGAAACGTTGTAAACTTCCGTTCAAAACGGACGAAACAGCGTGGTGTGCCGGATACGTGGGAGGGGTTCTTGAAGAGTGCGGGATTCGATCTTCACGATCG